GCGGCACATACGGCGTCCGCCGCCGCGATCACGGCGCGCTGTTCGGGCAACATGGTTCCTCCTCACTGCACGGGTGCGGGAATGGTTGACCTGGTGGCCGGCGGCACCCCTGCGAACACCGGCCACCAGGTCGTTTGGTTACGCCCAGGCGATGACCTCGGCACCGGCCTGGCGCGCGGCGGTGGCCAATTTCGACAGCGCCTCCCCGTACCAACCCAGGCCACCACCAGTGACGGCCACGAGCATCAGGGCGGTCTGGAATGCGTCGATGGTGCGCTCGCCGCCCGGGATGTCGACGTCGTCCGCAGCCCGGAAGCCCAGCGCGCGCTCGATACCGACGGCGTGGCCGTTGCTGACGTTGACCTCGTACGGCTCGGTGGCCTGCATGATCGCGCCGGCCTGGTCGATGGCGAAGAAGGTGACGGACATCGGGGTCTCCCTTGGGTCGTTCCCGGTTGATGTGTCTACCTTAACCCCCTACTGTGGGGGGTGTCAACCCCTTGTTCACCTGGCACTTTCGATGATCACCCACGCCAGTGTGCAACCGAAGACGACTGTCAACACGATCACACCCAGCAACGTCAACACGTCCGGCGCGACGACACCCAACACGGCGGTGGCCATCGCCGCTACCCGAACAACCGAGGTGATCATCCCAGGATGGTCGCCAACGCCATGGCACCCACGAATCCCAGTACCACCAGGGCGAACAGGATCACAACGGCCGCCATCGCGACAACCGCAACACGCACAGCACGGTTGATCATTCGTCCTCCGTGGGGTCGTGCGAATGGGACATGACATCCCAGTCGTCTGGGGATTCGATCCATCCCCACACGGGCATGCCGTCGGGACGCATGCCGACGTGATACCAGGCGGCATCGAACGGCAACGCCTGGACCAGGCTCACCGCGAACGGGCCGTTCGCGTCCTTGATAGTGGGGGACACCTGTACCAGATCCCATCCGGTCCGGCGTTGGTGTGCGTTCCAGTTCCATCCTTTTTCGGTGTCAGGTATTTCGCCTGCTCCCACCCACCACCAGCCACGTGACTGGCCGTCGGCGTCGCGCGGTACGCGCGCCAGTTCGACCGAATCGTCATCAACCAGCTTCAGGCGCACCACGTGGTCCGGCGGTTCGGTGCCACCCAGTTTCCACACCTCGGGTGTGTGCTGATTCACCATCTCAGGCGTCACGTCCAGCGCTTCGGCCAGTTGCTGGATTGCCTCCGGGGATGGCGTGAAATCCACCTTCGGTTCCGGGTCGTCGCCCAACAGGTCCGACCAGTTGCTCATGGTCTCCTCCTTCGGATGAACGCGACGATGATCCACGCAATGCTCAGGAACAGCGTGCACGCGGTGATGGCTTCCGGCCAGTTCAGCGTGGCGTCCGCTGCTGCGGCCACGGTCATGGCTTGCCCTTGCAGCTCGGGTCCTGGCCGACGACGGTGATCGCGCCGTAGGGGCTGTCCGCGTGGTAGGCCGCGTACCAACGGTTGCCGTGGTTGCACCCGGTGGACAGGTTGCTGAACCCATCGGCGTTGGCGATGATCTCGACGGGCTCGGTGATCACGGCACCCTTGCGGGGCGCGTCGTTCCACGGCTCGGTGTATTTGTTCTGGGCTCCGCAACCGGCCAGGACAGCGGCCAGTCCGAAGGTGAGCGTGATGGCGATGATGCGGCGGGTGCGTCGCTTGATTCTGATGCGCATGATTTTCCTCCTCAGAAGTCGGGCGGGAAGCCGGTTGTGTTGTGTCGCCACAACCGGCCGCTGGTGGTGTCGGCGTACAGCCACGCCTTGAAGTAGCCGGCCGTTCGGCATGGGCGACACCTGAGTTGTCCGTCGGGTGCGCCCATGCACGGGGTGCCGCATTCCGCACAGGTGACGTTCACGTCGGCCCGGCACATCATGCAGTAGCCCATGACGGCCAGCGGCGTACGGTCGGACGTGAATTCACGCGTGCAGGTGATACACGGCATGGTCAGCCGTGCACTTCGGGATATTTGGGGCTGGGGTTCGCTTCGCGGGTTTCCCCGGCGGGAATGTGGTGTCGGCGTAACCATTCACTCCATGCCTGGTTGCCGTCCCCGCCTTCGTTGCTTCGCCAGTCGCACGAGCATACGGCCCGGTATCGGTCGGTTCGGCGAATGCGTTGGATCGCGACCAGCTTGTGTTGGCGCGGCAATGTTCTCCCTTTCGGTCGTCCATCCGATATAGCTCACCTTACCCCCCCATCGCGGGGGGTGTCAACGCCCGGGTCACAACGCGATGCCCATCCGCTGAGCACGCGCCAACACCCGTTGCCCGATCAGGCTATCCGGGCGGTACACCAGACCCGCCGGGGACCGCAACCGGCCATCGGGCATCCGTTCCCAGTCCTCCACGGGATGCTGGTCGGGGCGGTCCTGGTTACGACCCCAACCCACGTTCGTGCGATTGGTGCGCGACCGGACCGGCCGGCGCGGCGGAGCCATAGGATCCCCGTGCACGGGTTCGGTCAGTTCATCCAGCTCGTACCGTTCGCCCCGCCACCGTGCGTATGCGGCGCATTGGGCTTCGACGAACGCGGACGCGATGGCGTGACCCAGCTCGTTCGGGGTGCGGCCGATGGCGGCCCAGCCGCGTGCGGCCGGCGTGGACACCCGGTATTTGCCATCGGCCAGCTGTTCCACGTTGACGGTGACGGCACGCACCTGGTGCGGGACACCGGGTGGCGCGGGTTCGGCGGTCATGGTCACCCCCGTGTGCTGCGCAGGATGGCGGGGATGCGGTGTTGGCGGGCGGGCAGGGGTTTGTCGCCGGACGGGGTGCGGATCATGGAGTTGCCACCGGATTTGCTCAGCTCCATGATCAGGTGCACGTTGGCGTCCATGCGGTCGGGACTGTCCTGGGTGGGCAACCAGGTGGTCATCTGGTGTTCCAGTTTCACGAACGAACCCACGTGGTGAACGCGGTCCTGTTCATAGGACGGGGACGCCATGGACGCGCGGTATGACTTGGTGCCTTCGGCGCGGATCTTCTTCACGGACGGGCCGGCGGCCGGCATGTGCATCACGCGCGGCACGTACAGCCACATCTCTTCCAGCTCCCGCCACAGGGCGGCGCGTTCAACGTCGGTGTCTTCGTCGTCGGCCAGTTCGTCCACGGCCGCGTCCAACACCACCCGGTCGGGCATCGTCGGCCAGTCATCCAGTTCGGGGCCATGCCCGGCCAGGGTTCGGCACTGTTTGCGGATGCGTTTCCATTCGGCGACAATGGACCGGTCCAGCCCGGACAGGGACCGTTCGTAGGCCAACCGGTGTGACTGGTTACGGATCATGGCGAAGATGGCGACCCGTACCCACCGTGCCACGGTGTAGTGGCCGCTGTCGTCGGACAGGATGTAGATGTCGCCGTTGGCGTCGATGCCGCCGGTGATGATGCCGGCCTCGTCCCCGTCGCCTTGGTTGTCGGCCGGGTCAACCATGGTGATCACATACAGTAGTTCGGGGGCGTTGGCGACACGGTTACGGTCGAACCAGGCTCGTTGGAAGATGCCGCCTTCGGGCGGTGCGGGGCGACCCTGGTACAGGGCGAACCACCAGCGGGAACCAACATCGATTTTGATCTGTTCCCATTCGGCATTCGTGCGTCCCCGCGCCGACAGCAGGTATTCGCCGGGTGCACGCCCCAGCACATCGGGCTGGCCGTGACAGTCACGGCACACGCATTTGCCCTGTTCGTCAGCGGCCTCAGCCTGGGCGGGGATGTTCAGGTGGCGGTATCGGGATTCGGCCCGCACGGAGTCTTCGGCCAGGACCCACCCGGACAGGTCTTCCTCGTGCCAGCGGGTCTGCACGATGATGACGATGGCCCCGGGTGCCAGCCGGGTCGTGGCGACGGACTGGAACCAGTCTTTGACGGCCTTGCGGATGACGGGACTGTCGGCAGCCTTGGCGTCTTTCAGCGGGTCGTCCACGATCAGCACGTCCACGGGGCGGCCGGTGAACGCGGATCCGATGCCGACAGAGATCACACCACCGGGGCGCATGCCTTTCCGGCCGGGCACGTCGGCCAGCGACCAGGATGTCTGCATGGCGCGGTTGGGGTCCAACAGCAACCCCAGTACGTCGTCCCGGTCGGGGTTGATGGCCTGGCCTTGGTAGCCGGAGCCGTGGGTTTCGATCAACTGGCGGATGGCCAGACCCGACTGGGCGGCGATGCCCTGTTCGTATGACGCGTACGCGATCCGCAGCCATGGCCGCCGCAGCAGGAACCACGCGCCCGCGTCCTGGAGCCGGGATGACTTGCCTTCCTGCGGGGGGGTGTTGATCACCCAGCGGGTTTGGATGCCGGCTTCGGCCTGCATCAACGCGTCGTCGATGGCGTCCAGCATGGGCGTCTGGAGCCAACCGGGCCGGAACAGCTGACCCAGGTGACCGGGGGTGGGGAACCGTTGGATCGCGGCGCGGTGCGTCAACAGCCGCTGAAGTCGCGGCTGAAGCCGTTCCCGTTCGTCGGGGGTCAACCCATCCAGGACGTCCCGGATCGCGTCTGTGGCGCTCATCCAGACCCCGGAACGACCCGGAGCAGTGGGGCCGCCTGGGTGCTGGTTTCGGCGTCGATGATGGTGGCGACCTTGGCCAGGGCTTCGTCCACGCGGGTGGCCTCGACCTGGATTTTGACGGCGGCATCCAGACCCAGGTATTTGGCGCGGCGGTCCATCACCGACAGCATGACCTCCACGGATCGGACGTGTCCGCGCAACGCGGCCGGCCACAGCGCGCGTTGCAACAGGTCCAGGGTTTTCAGCTCTTTGCCCAGTACCTCTTCGCGGAGTGTGGCGTTGTCGTCGTACACCTTGCGCAACGCGCCGTGGTACCAGCGGCGGGCGGTTTCGTACGGGATGTTCAGGGCTTCGGCGGCGCGGACGATGCTCTGGCCGGCGACGACCCGTTGCAACAGCTGGTCGGTCAGTTGGACTTGTTCCAGTTCCGCGTAGGACTTCTTCGATGGGCGACCCATGATCGCAGTATAAGCCCCCCGCCCGGGGGTAGCTACGCGTTGGGGCGACAGATCCCGGGTGGTTCTACCTGGGCATCGTGGCCGGCGTGCCGTGCCCGACGGTTCAACAGGATCTCTGCGTGACCACTCTTGCGCGTATAGTTCAACCGCACGATGCCAGGCCACTCGCGTATCAACTGGTCGGCGGCGGCGCGCGATAGGTCAGCCGTCCGGTAGTCCTGGCACCCACCGGGTGTCTTGTAGTGGTCGGCTTTCACGGTGATGTTGTTGAACCGCACCACCCCACCGTCATACCACCACGCGCGCAATGACGTCTCGTAGTCTTCCTTGACGGGGACGCTGGTCTGGTGCACGGGATGGCCGGGGCGGCTGATGAACCCCCACAGGGTGGCGATGATGAACTTCAGGTCGGTGCTGGGCGCGGATCCCGGGCGCATGAAGTACGGGTTGGCGACGGCGGACACGCCCCACACGGCCAGCCGTGATTCCAGGGTGGTCATGAACGCGTACCGAATGAACCTGTCCAGATCGGTCACACGCTGTAACGTTTTGGGGTTGGTGGCTTTAAACACGCCGGTCACGTCGTCGTCCATGCACACCACGGCCGTCCCGGTCCGGTAGTGATCGGCGATGAACCGGCGTGCGCCGTTGATCCCGGCGGGTGGCATCACCTGCACGGCGTACCCCAGGCCGACCGACATCGCCACGTAGTCGCGGTAGTCGGGGTCGTCCTCGTCTACGAACACGGTGACCAGGTCGGCTGGCACCCCGCCGTCGGCCAGCGTTTTCAGGGTGGTGGCGGCCAGGGTTGCGGCGCGGCGATGGCTGGGGATGGCGACCTGGTACGGCTTCACGGGGTGGTTTCCTTCAGCTTGGCGGCCATCTCGATTTCGCGTTCGGTGCGGCGGCGGCGCGCGTAGGCGGTTTCCTCGGCGGCGGTGTGGCAGTCCTTCATGCCCCGCAACGCGTAGTACACGACGCTGTACCGGTAAGCGTCCTGCGTGCGGGGGCGCATGGGCGTGACCCCGTGCACCAGGTCGTGGCCAGGGAAGAACACTGCGTACCCGTCGCGGCACGCGATGACGGCGTCGTACTCCGGGATGTGCAGGTGTCCGCCGTCCATGGCGCGGCGCAACACCGGCATCGCGGACCACGTGGGGAAGTTGAAGCTGTCCCGGTGGTACGGCAACTGGCTGGACTGGTTGATCACGCCGGAGGTCCACAGCTCCTGGTCGCCGATGAACCAGTCGCGCTCGATCACGTTCAACGTTTCGCGGTCACGTTTCACGATGGACGAATCGACGTCGGTCATCATGGTTTGCAACACACCGGCCGTCTCGTCCAGGACCCGTTCGCGGGCGGCTTCGTCGCGGGCGTACGCGGACGCCTGGCACCCTTCGCGGCGGTTGATCGCGGCGCGTGGGCTGAACCCGAACGTTGTGGACTTGGTGCTGTAGTTGGCGTTTCGGGTCACGGACGCGTACCGGTACCCGCGCAACGTCGTCCGCAGTCGACCCACCAGCGCCCGCTCCAACGGAAGGTACGCGAACACGGGTGCGTCCCCGTCCACGTACACCCCCGGTGCGGTGACGGTGGCGGCCATGGACGGCACGACGGACCCGACCATGGCGGTGACGTCGTCGGCCGTGCGGGTGCGCACGATCGGGTACCGGTCCATCACTCTTCCAGGTCAGCCAGCATGCGGGCTACGGCGTCGCTGAAGTCCTGCACGTCGTAGCGAGCGGCCATGTGCTGCAACCCGAGGACGATCTGTTCGTACTCGTCGACGGGGTAGGACAACACGATGGAGCGGACCCCGGACGCGGCATAGGACGGGTCGGCCTTGCGGGCGTCGATGCCGACCGCTTCGGTGACGCCGATGTCCGGGATGGACGGTTCCTCTTCGAGTCGCGCCAACAGGTCGTCCAGGTCATCCACTCCGTACCCGGCGGACGACAGCTCACCGTCACCGATGGCCTCCAGCAACGCCAACAGCTCCGCGTCGTCATAGGTGCCGTCGTCGGACGACCGATTGTCCATGGCCAGGATCTGCAACGCTTTGGCTTCCGTGCACGAAATGAACCGGGCGTCCACATGGGACCAGCCCAGCTTCTCCTTCATGACGCGCCAACGGTGGTTGCCGACCAGGATGTGTCCGGTCTGTTGGTGGACAACGATCGGCGCGTACTGGCCGTGGTCCCGGAGCGACCGTTCGATACGAGCCATGTCCCCGCGACGCGGGTTGGATGGGTGCGGGGTGACGTCGTCGATCGGCACCGTTTCGGTGCGCACAACGTTGACGTGTTCGACGGTCATGTCAGCATCTCCTGGGCGTTCCGAACGATCATCAGCTGGTCGTCCCCGGCACGCACTACCGCGTCCCCGGCGCGGAGTATCTCGTGGCCGTTGGGGGTGGTGACCGTGATGTGCCAGCCGCGCACGCCGGCCCACGTGTAGTTACAGCGGCCGGGTCCGACCTGGTGGCGGCACCAGATCCAGATGGCTTCCGCGTCGTATCCGTCGTACACGATCCCGTCAACCGCCATGGTGTACCGCCAGGTCGGACATGTCACGGATCTTCAGCGCCAGGTGTGCGCCCGGCATCGGGGCTTCCCGGGCCAGCACGACCCGGGTGGATGTGCGTAATACGTGGTCGCTGTCGTCGTCGTCCAACACGCCGGCCGCCACCAACCCATCCAGCGCGGGTTTCAGGGTGGGGGCGATGTTGTCGGCGTCCGCACGGCGGTTGTCGCCTTTCAGCCACACCAGTTCCGCCGTGATCGCGGACAGGTGCGGGATCTGCTGGGATCGGGCCAGCAACACCACGGCCTGTTTCACCTGCTGTTTCAGGCGGTACTGGACCATGTGGTGGGTGCGCTGGTTGAACGTCAGCGGCGGCCGTCGCCACGGCAACCACAGCGACCACGTATCGGTCATGACGCGGTGGCGGGTGGCGTGCCGGCGTCCGCGAACACGCGACGCATGGCTTCCTCTACCTGGTCAGGGGTGGCCCCGGCGGAAATCATCGGCCCGACCATGGGTGCCAGCGCGGCGGCCAACGCGTCCACATCCACCTGGCCCGGCGCGGGCAACGCGCGCACCGCCGCGATGATGTTCGCTTCGTCGTTGGACAGCTCCCCGACTAGGGACTCCAGCGGCGCGCCCAGGACGTCGATGTTCTCCCACTCCTGGACGGTGGTGTCCAGTCCTTCCTGCTGCATCTGCCACTGGTAGTCGGCCAGGGTCTTTTCGTCCTTGACCCAGCGGCGGATCTTGCCGTCGCCGATCCACACGGCGGTCTTGCCCTTTTCCCGAACCAGCTTGTCCTTCACGCGCGGTACCTCCTTGGCTCCTTGCAGGAGCTGTGCGAGCTGTTGACGGGTTCCACGGTAGGCGTTGGCGTCCACGGGCGCGTACCCGCCAATGCGGGCGCTGGACGTGAACTGAAGGACTGCCACGTCCAGGCCGCCGTACCCGTTCCAGTATGTGGCGGGGATCTGGGCGGCGGCCTGGTTCAGGGGGCGTTCCACATAATCGGGGTAGCGGGATGACCACAGTGGCGGCAACCCGCGCAGGTCCGGTTGTCCCAGCTGGGACCAGTACCAGCGCGGGACGTACGACAGCGGCACCCGGTAACCAGCCTGTTGCAGCAGGCCGACGAACGTTTTCACACGCGGGATGTCACCGCTGTTGGCTTCCACGTCGGGGATGACGGGTATGTCGGCGGGGATGACGCGGCGCACATTGGCGACCTGGGACGCGATGCTGTCGGCGGCCGTCACGTAGTGGTAGGCGGCCACCAGCATGCCGGCCTGGCGGGCGGCGACCAGGTTCGCCGTGAATCGGTCATCGACGAACGCGGCACCCTGGGTGGCTTTGATGAACACGAACTGGATGCCGTCGGCGGCGGCGGCGCGCATGTCCGGGTTGCCGCCCTGGTGGTGGCTGACATCCATTCCGAAGATCATCGATCCTCCTGGACGACACGTGCCACGGCGTGCGCGGCGCAATCCCACGCGTCCTGGATCGCGGGAGCCTGGCGTTCCCACGGCGGCAACAGGTCGCCGTTGAACAACGACCGGCCGCCTGACGCCTCGCAGTAGCCCTCGTACGCGACCTGACCCAGGGTTTTGCCGGGTACGGTGGGGCCGCTGGGACGGGTCCCCTCGTGTCCCCGGCCCGTCCCAGTTCCCTCGTCCGCGTTCACAGGTCGGCCCCGAACTGGCCGGGCACCTCGGGTGGCGCAGTGCGGATCTCCAGTTTGCCCGCGCCCTCGAACAGACGGCCACAGATGCGCGGGCCGTACAGGTCGGTCAGCGCCTTGGGGGACAGGTTGGACGTGACGATCGTCGGCAGGTTCCGCTTAGCCCGGAAATCGGCGACGCGATACAGCTGTTCGTCGGTCCATTCGCTGCGTTTCTCCGCACCCAGGTCGTCCAGCATCAACACGGGGGCGGCCTGGTACTGGCCGATGTCGGATGCGCCGTCAGCGTTGGGTCGCAACCGGTCCAGCATGGACGGCACCAGTTCGAAACACACCGGGACCCGGTGTTCCAACAACAGTGTCCGGGCGATGGCGGCGGCCTCCCAGGTTTTGCCCACGCGGGACGGTCCCAGAATCGCCAGGTTGATCATGTCGCCCTGGGCGTACCGCACCAACCAGCGGCGGCTGATGTCGTGGCGTGGGGTCGCGTTGCGGTACCGGATCGGCAGCCGCGACAGCAGGATGTCCGACTTGGCGGCCATCCATTCCTCGTCGGCTTCACGGTTGACGGCGTCCCAGTCGATCGGCGGCAGGTCCGTGGTTCCCAGCCGGCGACCGATGATTTCCTCGATGCGGGCGTTCCACTTCTCCATGTCCCGCTCGCTCCAATCGGCTCGGGTAAACGCGGGCATGCTCATCGTACCGCACTACCCCCCAAGCGCGGGGATTCAACCGGCGCGTATCCCAGGCTCGCCACCACTTTCCGTATGTAGTCCACGCCTTTCGGTGTTGCGTATGTGGTCTTGGACGACGCGACGGTCCCGTCCGGGCGGTCATATGTCGTCACGCGGACGATGAACCGCCCCGCATCCACATGGTTCTGGTACGGGCTGTTGTGGGACTTCCCGCCCGTGATCAGAACATGCTCCTGGCGCAACAGTTCGAACAGTCGGTTCTGTCCCAACCCGGGGGCCGCCAACACCTTGGCGACGTCACCTATCTTGTAGTTGCCTGTCGCGTCGATCAGCGCGTCGTAACCGTCCACCTTGGGCTTGGCTTCGGCCAACTGACGTTCGCGGTCCTCGATGGTGCGCGCCTGTTGTGCTGCCAGCTCCAGCGCCTCCGCATAGGTGCGGGGGATGGCGAACTGTTCGGCGACCGCGTACTGGCCGGTCTTGCGGATGGACGGCAGCACCTCGCTGGTGACCCATTTTCGGAACGCTTTCGCCTCGGGGCGGCGGCTCTGGAAGATCAGCTCATACAGGGCGGGCTCGCTGACCATGTTCACTTGTTGCTGTCGTCCCAGGTCATCGGTGACGTATGCACTGCATACCCCATCCGTGTCCAGGCGAGACACGGCCAGCGAGACGTTGGTCAGCCCCAGGATGCGGCACACATCCGCCGCAACGAACCAGGGTTCGCCATCGATCATCACGACGCGCACGGCCGACTGGCCGTACTCGAACGGGATCAGGTCACTCATCGGTGCTCCAATAGTCGTCGTCCCGGTAGGCCGATGGCCCCCGGGGCGTGGTGGCGGTGGGTTCGGGGTCGTCCATCCATCGGCCGCCGTTCAGCCACGTCGACGCGTGGGCGATGAACCGCGTCTCCGTGTTGGCCTTCTCCTGGACGAACCGGTGCAGGCCCGTCATCAACTCCTCGACGGTAACCCCGTGGCGGCGGACGCGGCGGTACGTCGTCAGCGCGGCGTTCTTCCCGACCTTGCGCGGGTACGCCGGCCAGAACTGGTTCTCGAACTCATCGGACAGGGATGCGTCCGTCACGGCCCGCGTCTGGGCGACGGTGGGCTTGGGAGCAGGGAACAGGGCGTCGTCGTCACACGCGCCATCACCGGCCGGTGATGGAGATCTTTCCTGGTCTTCTGTTGGTTGGTCCTTATCGAACTTCGTCTTCTTATATGGCGACGTGTTTTCAGGCCCCGGCTCTCCGTCGCCTGGTTTTCCGTCGCCGGCTTCCACGTGCGGGGTGTCGCTGATGGAGTACTCCATGGACACCAGTCGTCCTCGGTCGCGCACCTGTTCCCGGGTCAGGTATCCAGCGGTCTCCAGTTCACGCAGAGACGCCCGGGTGCGATCGCGTCCGACGCCCATGGCGGTCCCCATGGCGTCGGTGTCCACGCGGAAGCCTTCACGGTGGGACAGCAACCAGATGGCGAGCATGCGGGCGCGGTCGGACAACCGGCGGTCGCGAATCAGTCCGTTGGAGACCAGGGTGTAGTTGTCGGCGGGGCGGGATCCACGTCGCACATGTGTGGGGACGTTCACCAGGCACCACCCGGGATGCGCGCACGGGTGGGGTTGTGTATGCTCACGGCAAAGGTCCTTTGCTTCAGTTGTTCCGGCCCCCCTGG